TCGCAAAAAGCGTCCCATGAAGCCGCATGAAATCCTGGACTTCCTCATCGAGCCTTTTGGGGTCGACGGCATACGGAAGGAGCGGCTCAAGGCTGTATTCCCAGAGGATGGCCTCCCTGATTTCAGGGTTCGCGCGAAGCCGGATGTTTTCAATCGGCTCCGGGTCAAATACCGGGTATAGCTTTCGGAAGATGGGCTCAATCATGCCATCTCCACCGTAAGATCGAGTGTGGAGATCACAGCATAGCGCTCAGGCTGAACTGGGATATTACTCATAGGCGAGCGCAGCGCCACGGACCGGACACCCGTCTGGTGCAGCTCCTTGATGATCCAGCTTACGGTCGGAACCCAGCCGAGGCGTTTCTCAGACTCAAACCTTTCCCGGAAATTCTTCTCAATCGTGGCCTTATGATCCTGACCAAATCCTGGCATGAGGGAAATTGTCGCTGCGATCGGAAACGGAGTTGTGAGAGCCGCACGGAATGTCACCGAATCAAGCGCAGGTTTGACCCCTTCCTGCTTGAAGGCTTCCGTCAGGGCGGAAACCACAGCCGCCTTCAAATCGGCCGCCTCGCTGCTCACGAGCACATGAACAAGAATGGCCCCGCCTGAAACCTGAACATGGGCATCCTTGACCGAAGCTGATCGTGAATCCCTTCCTGTGCCAAGGGTGACCTCGCCATAAAGAAATGCGAGCGCCTTGTACATGGCCACTGTCCCTGCCGGCGAAGCGAGATACCTGGTGCCGCGCATTCTCGCCCGAAAGGCTTCATAGTCCTCACCCGGACGGAGTTTGCCCTTGAAGATGAATTCGAGATCATTCGACAGCTTAATAAGCTGCGCATAAGCTGCGGCGTTTGTTTTCTCAGTGATGATGACCCGAAGGAGGGTGATCTCGACCAGAAGATGGTACGCAGGGTCCGCAGCAGTCGGCCTTGTGAAACCTGGGATTTTCTCCCGGGCGAGAGCCGTAAAGCGATCGAGGTTTTCTTCAAGACTTTTTTGAAAGTCGGGTGTTTCGATAATTTTAGGTAGCTGCATCCTATGCTTCCACTTCGATGTTGTTTGTTTCAAGTTCAAGCGAGACCTTGATCCGCTCGCCGTTTTCCTGGCCGATGACCGTTTGGAGCCTTGCTCCAGGAATCGTGGCCTCAATGCTGTCAGAAAGGTCCGCTGTGAGATCCAGGACCGAGCCGGCCGTAATCTGGCGAGCGAGGTACTTCAAATGATTGACCCCGTACCAGCGAAGCATCGGCCGCGAGCCCTTCAGGGTTTTGATCGCCCGTGTCACCGCCTGCCGGATCCAGGCTTCGCCGCTGATAGCCCTTCCTGTTACTTCGTCCATTCCAATCATGTGATTTTTCCCTCCATGATTGGCCCGCCATTGGGCGTTGAACCTGTGATCACAGCGTTCTCCGTAATATGACGGATAATCGTTTGGGCGACCTTTTCCCAGGCCCTGTCCGCATCCCCATCCATGGATTTCGCTGCCGACTTGAGCGCGTCTGCGAGGCTTTGTTCAGAACCCTGAAGCGGCACTTTATCCTCCAAAGAAATCAATTTTTTCAATCAGCCCTGGTAGCTCCGTGGCGGAAGGCAAAAGGGGCTGAGGTCCCATCATGGTTGAAGTCCTGGATTTACTGATCGACTTCAAAGCGTCAGAAATCGTCTTCATAAGCCCGAGCCTGGCCCTGCTGAACACCTCGAACTTTTCTGTCCAGAATTCCATCCGTGAGCCTTTCACAATCACGCTGAGATCATCCTCCCGCGCAATGGTAAGCGTGTGGGCGGCATGGTCATAGGAAAGCTCAAGACCGTCCGAATACTTTCTTAGCGTGAAGTTCTTTTCCTTCACCGGAGCCGGATGGGCTGCGGAATAAAGCCCGGCCAGTATAAAGCCTCCCGCCAGCTCTCCGCCCGGTGCGAGGACAAGACACTGCTCGCCAGGTTCAGGCGGATCCCAGTCGATTGTGTTTCCGGCGCGACGGGCAAAATAGGGAAGCCAGGTCGTGACAAGGTTCTCACCAAGCCTTACCGTGGCCCTTGCCCTTTCATAATCTACAGCCAGGATCTTCCCAGGCCTTAGAAGATTATCCATGCGCCGCGAGAGATCCCGGACCGCCAGCTCATTATCCATCAGCCTTCTCCCCATTGATGGTGGGACTGAGGACAGGACTTATCATTTGCGCTTCCGGACGTGGGTACGGCCGCTCGTAATTAATCCGTGCCGACATCGTGAGCACCCCCACGCGCTGGCTTCCCGCCATGTCGTGCGAAAATTCCACATTCATAAAAAGAAGCTTTAAAGCCTTCCGCGCCAGCGTTTCACTCGACTCCACCCCATGCTCAATACGGGCGCGCAGATCGGATAATTCCTCTTCGGCATCGGCCTTTACGATAAAGCCGGCTTCGATTTCGATCATGACCTGCCGACGCTCAAGACCATTGCCTTCCTCGATCAGCCTATCCCTGTGAAGGAACATATTCACACACGGAAGGTCCGCTTCGGATATTCTTTGCACGCGGGCGGAAAATCGTTTCCATTCAGGAAGCGCTTTTCCCAGAGCACGTTCAATTTCGGTTCGGATATCCATCAGCATTCAGAATGTTCTTTCCACGCTTCGTCCATCGACCGGGTGAAGATCGATCTCCACAAGGCCTGCCCCGGACATTTTTTTAGGCTTGAGCGAATAGGTCTGGCCGGTCCTGAGACGCCTGATAACATCGCCGCTCTCAATCAGCCCCGCATCCTCATCAAAAATCAGGATCCTGATCACCCGAGTAAGGCGCCCGGGTTCAAAGCCCTCGGCCTTCTCATCAAATTCAGTAAATACAGCCTGGAACTCATGCCCCTGGTGCTCGAACGGTTCAGACAGTTCAGGAATCGTCATGCTGCTCTCTGTCAGGGTACTGAGCGCAAAACTGCGCTCAGTTAATGATTTTCAATGGTTGGCGCTGTATTAGTGTCCCACCTCAAGCAACAGTGACAAGCGCTGCTGTGTTGGGATCATAGGTAACGAAGAGTGGCGCTGACTGAAGCAGCACGATCCTTTGGCTTGGATCCTCGATCTCCCAGCTCTTCACGAAAACAGGGCGGGCCACCAGCTGTGCCTTGAGATCCCGTATGGCCCCGTAGTGCCTAACACCCTGAATATTGTCACAGGTGAAAAGCACCTCCTTAGGTCCGATGTCGTATGTTTTCTGATCGGTCTTTCCTTCATGCACCCAGATCTCGGTATTTCCAAAATTTCCGCGGTATAGAAGATTCTCAAAGGAAGAGTCCTGGGGCGTGAGCTTAAGGCCAATATCGGCAACCAGACGCATGTAATCGGGAAGGAGCTTTTGAACCTCTTTGTTCGCGCGGAACATATCGAAGGCTTCAATACCCATGATGACCTTGCGCGGCCGCGACTGGTTCAGGTTTTTCGAGGCCATCTCGCGCTGGAGACTTTCAAAGAACGTGGTCATGGCAAAATCAGGATTGGACCAGCCTTTGTCAGCTGTAAGCTTTTTGGTGAGGCCGGGATCCCGCTTGAAGTCGATCACCGTATCAAAGCCTTCACCTTTGATTGTGAGCTTTCCGGTTTTTACGACCTCAAGAGCCATCAGTTCCTCGCGCACGCGGATGCGCTCATAGAGCCGGGTTGTCTTCTGAATGAGCCTCAGCTCTGCGCGCTGCATCTGGGTATATTCACCGCCGAAATCCTCACCGGGAAGACGGTCGTTGCCATCCTCGGAAGTGATGCCGGTCTTTTCCTTGATATAGGCCGGCTTGTAGGATTTGGTCGAATAGCCTTCGTCCCTGAACATCGGTGCTTCGAGCAGCGGATGTACAAAGGGAGCCGCACCGATTCGGTTGTCCTGGTTTTCATCGAAGTAGATTTCCTCCTTATCTGACTGCATCTCCACAGGGAAGAAATGGTCGCGGAAGTATCTCGTCTTCGGAACCAGCCGTGTGATAAGTCGGTTCAAATAATATGTGCTGTAAATCGGCAGCGTCATGGATCAATCCTCGCCGTTTTCGAGATAAATGTTGTGCGTTTCAAGATCATCCTCCACCGATTCCAGCGTGTGGCCCTTGCCTACCGTGAGGTCAAGACGCAGGAAGGCTCCCGTTCGGAAGACCGGAGCAAAGCGATCGCCGGCCGTGGCATCGATGTCAATCTGAAGAATGCAGCGGGCCTTTTCACTGCCGTCGGAAATGGCCGTGGTTCCATCCTCAGCCGTTTTTGAGCAAAGGACATGCTTGCCGCTGGCAGCCTTTCTGCCGAGGACTGATCCCTTTTTCAAAACCTGCCCCTTCTCGATCGTTACCGATCCTCGGTAGGCGGGAAAATTGCCCCGATTAAGAAACCTTGGCTCGTATCTTGATACTTCGCGAAAATGTGGATCGTAATTCATGTCATTCCTCCTGTGATTCCCATTTTTCTTGCAAGGATGATGGCTGCATCCTGCTGAGCGGCCAGATCAGATGTGGAATCAGCGGACGGAATGGGCGGCACGTCGAGCCCCTTAAAGTGAGTATCAAAATCCTTTTTTGGATCAGCTTTAGGCTTTGGCGGGTTTCGTTTGATTTCTTGAAGGATCTCCACAGCCGCCTCCTGACAGCTGAGGTTTCGCTCGAAGAGGGCTTTCGTGAAATCCTCGGACACCTGCCCTTCGGCCAGTGACCGAATGCTAGCAACCCGCTTCTGCTCGGCCTCGAACCTTGCAAGCGTCCTTGACGCTCCGATGTTCATAAAGTGTTCGGCAATCGACGGGTGATTGGCGGCGATGAATTCCGCAGTAATGCTTTCCACTGTCATTTTATGGGCTCCATAGTTGGCAATGACGCTTTCGAGTGTTGTGATTTCATCAATTAGCCCGCGCTTTTGCGCTTCCACTCCGACGAAGACCGAACCCTTACCAAAGTTTTCCAGGACCGTTTCGCGGCCGACGCCCCGGTTGCGAGCAACTTTTGAAATGAAGACATCGGCCAGCCCGTCAATGACAGTCTGTACCTCACGAGCACCTTCCTCGGTCCCAGGATCACAGTTTTTGTTGGGGCTTTGGCTGGAAACGAAGCGAATCTCCCCTTCGCTTTTCTCGGATCTAAGCGCGGATTGGACGCCGATGCTCCCAACAATTGCAGAGTCGGAGCTGAAGACACGGTCGCAGGCGCTCGCAATCCAGTAGGCTGCGGACGCTCCTGTGCCGCCTATGTAAGCTGCAATCGGCTTTTGGCCGCGGGCTTCAAAAATATGATCGGCCAGCTCCGAGCAGCCATTCGCCTCGCCGCCAGGGCTGTCGATGTCAAGAATGATGCTTTGCACCTGATCAGAAGCCAGCATCTCATGAAAATCGCGAAGCACAGATTCGTAGCTGGTCGCGCCGCAGTGCTCGGTCATGAGATTGGCGCGTTTAAATAGAGGACCACGGACCGGGATGACTCCCACCCCGCTCCGGATGATGGCTTTCTCCGTGTCCTTGAGTCTTTGGCCACGGATTTTTTCGAGAGCCTCGACGTCAACGTGTCTTTCCACAACTGACAGCATGAGACGTAAAGCCTCCTCGGTCATGGCCCATTGTGAGTTTAGAATTTGATTAAGAGCAATGGACACGATTAACCCCGTAGTAATCTGGGGTAGACTTTAGCGCTGAAGTGGGGGATGAATGAAGCTTTCGGGTGTCCGCTTGGGTGCGGACAGTCACACTTCTTTTTCTCTTGACCGATTTATCTTTTGTCAACCCGTTCACAAATGACTTTAGTAGTAAAACATTGATGTAAACATCCCCTGAAACTGCCAGGAGTAGCTTCCGGGATTGTCAGGTCAGACAGTTGATATATCTGCGTCAAAATATCTGTTCGAATACGATTCGGACAAAGGCTATAACAGCTGTAAGATCACAGTCTCAACGGAAACTGGTTCACGAGACATGGATTCGCATCAAGCGTGACTCTGGGGTTTTAAGGGGGCCATTTTCTTGCTCGAATCTAAGCATCATCCAACAGCGGGTATGAATTATTTAATAAAAGTTCTGGCGTTTACGCCACTTATTTGGATTTGTCTCGGTGTTTATACCGCAGGGGGCTTCTACCTCTCCACCGGTGTATGGCCAGCGAACGTAAACTACTCTAACCAGGTTCGTTTTCCAGAGCACTTTAGAATGGCATTCGATGCCTTCCAAATAATGTTTGTCACCAGTTTTCTGTATTTACCTGCGATTTTTATTCTGATGGCATTTAATGTAATTGTAGTACGCAAAAGATGGCGCGAATTTTTGTTTTTCTGGGGGCCTTTTTTCATGCTATCAACTCTGCTGGCATTCTTTTTCGCAACATTTTTCTATAGAGTCTTTGAATTCTACACCTAACACTATGTGCTGCTGGAATGGTTTGGATGTCTGGCAGTCGCGCCCTCTTTCTTAAATTGCGAAACAAGGGACGTATTCCCGTCCCTGCAGTCTGTTCCAATCCTGCTTCAATCGTTGTGACACTTCTTGCCGCTTGTTTTTTCCCGCAGGCTTTCAATTAGGATTGTGTTTGCTACGGTTTGGCCTTTGATTTCGAGTAGAGTCGTAATAATAAAATCTATTTGATCAGAAGTTATCTTCATTCGATCTTCAGGGAGTGGCTTCTCAATTAGTTTTCCGTTGCCACTCCCTGTTGGATTCTGCTTTTTTGCATGATGCGCTTTTGATTGAGAAACGAATGGCTTCCAATCAGGATGCTTGTCAACAAAATCCGGATTCTGCCATCCATTTCCTGCTAAATCGTGGTGTATTACATCAGGGCCGAACGGGTCTATCCCTGTCGGTCTTACCGTGGCATCTGCGTAGTCTCCAAGTTTATAAACTTCATTGGGTCTCTCTGGCTGCCAAACCCCATCTATATCACCGGTAAACATGCGTCCAGGCTCGAGAGGGAAAGAATCATCTCCGACCTTTAAATATACTGTTTTATCGGTATCATTTATAACAGTATTTGCCATGGGACGATCTCCAGTTTTCGGTTTAAAAGTTTCGAAGTGAAATTTCTGTTGCAGCATGGCTGCAAAATACGTGACACAGGTCAGGTATTGCAGGATCAGTAGGTTATCCTGAAAAAAGGTGTTTTACCTTTTGACATCTGGCAGCAGATATTCGAGCTTCCAATCATGACTTTTTGTAAGTTTCTACACTTAAAGTGGGTTGCTCAAAGGTTAGTTTCTCGGTTCCATAATCCCGGACATGCTTGTCAAAGTCACGCCCCTGACTTTCCACTATCGAGCGCCGTGTGCGCAGGCCGGCATTGACCTCAACATCATTCGCTTTTGCATCCTTGAGAGGATCAATCGAGCCCATCTCGGTTCCGGCCCACTGAGTTGAAAGCCAAGCCTGCCGCTTCAGTGGATCATCAAACCCGGGCGCATCAATGAGTCCTCTCTCTATCGCGTCGGATATCACCCATTCCCAGGCAGGCTGGCAGAACTCGGCAACCAGCCATGATCGCCAGACCTTGAAGGACTTCCAGGCTTCCAGGATTGCAGCCCGGGCTGCACTATAAGAGGAGCTATAGTGCTGGGTAAGCACTTCGTAGGGAAGGCCGAGGCCAATCCCAATCTGTTTGATGACTGCTTGAACAAAAGGATCAAAGTTACTGTTTGGCCTCCCGGGAGCGCCGTTGTCGACCTTCTCGCCTGGGAGAAGGTCCACCATGAGGCCACCCGGTCCAAACTTCTGAAACTTCCGCTCCTTTGGCTTTTCCTCCACCTGGCGTGCAAGATGCGCGTTTGCCCGATCGCCGAAGACCGAGCCCATTTCTGATGTCACATAGATCGCGAAAAAAGCGTTAACCACTGCAGCCCTGATCTCGGCCTCGGTGTAATCGGAGACCTCCTTGAACTTTCTGATCACGGGCGCCAGAAGCGGCTCGCCACGGTTTTGTTCGGGGAGACGCTTGGAAAATATATGAAGAACGGTCGGCGAGCCGGAATTATCAAAGCGCGGCACCCGCACTGTTTCCGATCCAAGGAAATGATCGGCTCCCGTCTTCGCAAGGTGATAGGCGACCGGCATGCCTGTGCTGTCCAGCTCCACCCCTTCCCTGATATCAATCCGTGGACTTTTGATAACAGCTGGGCTTTTAAGCCGCGCCCCTTCGATCAGCTGCAGGCAGATAGGAAGGATCCCATGCGGGCGCTCCCTGTGACGACGGATGACAAGGCAGTCCCCGTCGAGCAGTGCCGCGCGCAGAACCTGGGCCTGAATAGTCTGAAAATTGGCCTTTCCATGAAAGTCGGCCGTGTCGTTTCGCATGTGAAGCTCAAAGACCCGCTCGGCCTTTCGTTCAAACTCCCTGGCCTTTGCCTCGGAAATACCGAGCAGCTCATGATCGATTCTGGCCTGCGGCCTTAGGCCATCCGCCACGACATTGGTCACGTAGTTTTCGATGGGGCCACGCGCTAGGCTTTCATTGCGATCGAGATCCCGCGATTGGTTACGAAGCGCGGATAAAGAAGGAAGCAGCGCCTCATCGGCATTTGAGGATGAGGGGTTCCAATCCGGAATACTGGCACCGGATGCTGTTCTATACGGCTCATCGACCTGTGGGGTTTCAAAATAAATCCTCTGGCTGAGGATTCCTTTCAATTTCGACCAAAGTGAGGCCCCATCGCTATTGAACATGATATACGCTCCCGCCGTCCCGCCTTCTAATTGCCATCCTCAGCTTCGCCTCCCGATCGTAAAGATCCCTTAGCTTTGCCCGGACAACCCGGCGCCGGTTTTCGTTCACCTCGATGTCAATCTCCTGGCCGCCCGCTTCAATGGCAGCTATGGCCTTCAGCACTGATGCCAGCTGCTCCTCAAGTGTCATACAGTGCCCTCCCGCGTGATCCCATCCAGCTGATCACAGATGGCGTCAATGTCCTGATGCATGAACTCTCGCGCGGCGTCCGCATAGCGGATGCAGTCATGCACGTGGTCGTCCATGCCAGCCACCGTCATGTAGGTGAGCTGATCTTTGCCGTCGCGCCGAACCCACTTGGCCTTGGGCGTGGTCAGTTCTTTAAAAAAGGAATCATCCAGCCCTGGCTTGAAGTGGATCAGACCGGGACCGGCATATTCCATAGCCACACCGCGCCGCTGGGCAGCCTTGATCACTTCCAGCTTTCTTACCGAGCGAGCGAGCGAAGAGAAAAGGCGACCATGCGTGGCCAGCTTTCCAACCGGAAAGAGGAATATGTCAGCCTCCTTTTTATAGGTGGCAGCTGCTATGATCGGGGCCGAGCGGTTGCTGGATCCTTTGACAGCAAGGATGAATTCATGTTCCCGGCCCCTGCAGAAATCATAGACGGCGCCTGTGTTATGACCACCCGTGTCGATACAGGTCGCAGCAATTCTAAGGGTGGTTCCGGAGTGGTGCAGGTATTCCCGTTGAAGAAAACAGTATACCTCCAGCCAGGTGGCTTCATTATTGGAATCCCTCTGGAGTCTCTGGTGATCGATGACCCACCTTTCACCCATACGGCCCCAACCCATGATCACGATATCAACGTGATCCGGATGGGTATCCACGCCTGCCGTGATGTAGCCGATGCCCCTTGGTAGGCGATCCTTCGGCCATGAGTGGTCAATGCAATTTTTGAGATCCCCTGGATCCAGCGGTTTGATTGCTGCATCCTCGTAAGGAATTCCGAGGCAGTTGTTGTAGTAAACTTTCTTCTCTTCAGGATTATCAACCCCCTTGAGCAGCTGCTCCCGGGTACTTCGCCACGACCACATGCCGGGCGGTGCGTAAAGCGCCGGCAGATGGTAGCCGCGACAATTGGACGTTTTGGGCTTTGCTGTCGGCCGCCATTCGCCGAGCTTCAGCATTTCGGTCTTGTCCTGCTCATGGTGTGCTTGGCGGCACCTCTCACAGCGGAAGACGGGCAGCTCCATGGAAAAATCCATTCCCGCTTCCGTAATGAGCTGCATGTGACCGCAGCCAAGGCAGGGAACAAAGTATTTTCTCTGGTCCGTGGTTAGGTATTCGGCCTCGATACGGCACTGGCCGGCGATGGACGGAGTAGAGACATAGAAAAGCTTCTTGCGGCCTTCGTATGCGGACGTCCGGCCAATGGCCAGTCCGCAAGGATCGCCGTTCTTTTGGGTGTTGGCCGGGTAGGCCGATACCTCGTCAAACATCACATATTGAAAACTGTGGGACCTCAGGGCGGAGGTTGAAGTCGCTGTCCCGAGGAAAAGACAGCCACCCGGGAACGATTTGGTCAGGATACTGTCCTTTTCGAGCCTTTCCCGACGCAATTCATGCTCAACCCTTTCCCTGAGCGCGCTGCAGTGCGCAATGATGGGATTGATCCGGTGTTGGGAAAACGTTTTCCGGAGTTCGTCGTTGGGCTGGACAATAAGCATATAGGCGGGTGCCGCATCCATGACCCAGAGCATCCAGGCGAGTCCCGAAAGGGTGCCCCCGGTCTGCCAGCCCTTCATGAGGACAACTTTTTCGACTCCGTTGTCAGGCATCAAAGCGTCGAGAGGTTCATGAAGGTACGGGGTCTTGGAGAAATCGACGTGGCCCGGAAACGGGTTCTTGCCTGCGGGCAAGTAAAGATTTCTTTCTGCGTGCTCACGAATCGAGATCTCATCTGGCGGCAGGAGACATTCGGAAACAACTGGCTTGATACTGGCAAAGCTTTGAAACTCATAGACCTTGGTCATAGGTATCCATCTCCTCCTTGACCTGTTCCCTGCCTCCATCCTGCAGGATCTTGCTAGCCTGGATCAGCGCTTTGCGCACCTCGGCTTTGGCCCCAACCCGAATTTTCAATGCTGCATCATTCAGGGGCTGCTCCATCGCCTGGACACTGTCGTCACCACCTTGCTCCCGAACGAGCCGAACCATGATACCCTTGGCGACTTCTGCAACTGTGAGCGGAAGATTGAGAAGGGTATCCCGGCAGGCGCGGAAGCATTCAGCCGCTTCCTGCTGGAACCTTGCCGCCGGCATGAGCTGGCCGGTGAGCCTTCCATGCTCGACCTGCTTAATCAGGGCGGAATAGTGGCTATCAAGATCTGAGGAGACTTCCCTTGGCATGATGCCCGACGTCGTCGTTCCCGTGGGCGTCCTAACCTGGTCCTTACGATTGTCTTTCCGGTGATCCTTGTTATGCTGCCACTCCAGGCAGCCATCGAATATTATGATCCGCTTCTTTCCGTCCTCATTGACCACTGAATAACGCAAACGTTCACCGGCTTTGACAGCCCGGCTGACTGCGGCGTGATCAACACCAATGATGCGAGCAAACTCGCGAATGGACGCTGTTTGTTTTTGCAAACCTCCTCCGTTGCCGCAGTGCTGCAGCCATAGGGAGTAGTGGTATCAAGCTTCGTGATCATAGGAAAGGAGGCAGGTGTCCGCAAAAGAGCGGACACTCATCCAGGTTTGGGCTCTTGACTTGTCCAGGCTCTATTATCAGTGAAATCTGCGATCCGTTGACCCCATCAGGCTGCGGAGCTAAAATCAATAGAAAGTAATTGATAATGAGAGAATGTATGAAGCAGGCGCTCGCCTTCGTAATCATGATCATAGCGACCATGACTTTACAACCTCAATATTCGGCAAAGGTTCCTGTATTTATTAGAGCCTGGCCTTTTCTATTCGCCCTTCTGCCGGCATTTTCCTTCTTTGTTACCGATGGTATCTCAGCTCTTCGTGAAGCTTTTTCTGGCAAAAACCTGGAATTCAGGGAGAGGCTGCAAAAGCGAATAGTAGTCTTCGGCTTCCTGACTTTCCTGGTCCAAGCCGTAACGGTGCTCAAACTACTGGATCAACCCGACTCAATTGGCCCCTGTGTGAACGCATGGATCGTTCTTGCTTTTTATCTCGGACTCCAGTCATGGCTTTTGTCTTAGGCTAGATTCCACCGCAAAATCACCGACCGCAACGCGCTAACCTCCAAGATCTCAAGCATCGAGATCAGCGTCCATGAGCGTCTTGACGGCATTTTGAAGCCAGAATGCCTCTGGTGATGGTGACTCAAAAATTTTTTCATTATGTCAAAGACAGGGAAGTTGATCGTCAACCAACTGTTTATGCTGGGTAAAGGACCCAGAAGGTTGGATCAACAAAGGATTGATCTTCTGCTTAAAAACGAGAACAGCAGTAGAGGTAACGATAACTCTAAGTCACTAAAGGCAGCAGAAAGACTTCCTTAGCTGGTTTTCGATGTTGCTAGACATAAGAACCTCTTGCTTGCAAATATTTTGTCTAGGATTTTAAAGGTTTGATTCCAAATCCAAAAGCATAGAATCGAATCTTTCACATGATCTGCAGGATCAGTGCAATCAAGCATCAGTCAATCCTTTGCCCAGGCTGTAGTGCGAAGCGTGCTGCTGAGACAGAGAAACCTTTGAATCAGCTTTTCCGCGGATTCCTAATAGGCAGTATGCGATCATATTCTACCTGGGTATGCGGAGTCGGTTGACCTGGGATGGAGACTTAGGTGTCGGTTACTTAGCCAGCAGACTTCAACTCGATAAGTCGATCGATTTCATCTTGAATAGCTGCAGCTATAGTATCTGTTCTAATAGGATTGCCTTCGATGTACATTAGAAAGTCTCTGATACAGAAAATCGGGTGAGCAAAATATTGCTCCGAGTTCTGGTTTGAGTCATCAGCATGGCACAATATCAGGACTGGAAGTCTAGGGTATTTCTCTATGTCTCCAGCCTCCGATCTTCGAAAAAAGCTCGCGGCGCTGAATTTTGATTCAATGTCTACATTGAAGTGCACATCGGTTCCGTCGTCGCGTTTCAGCGTCACTTTACTTGCAGTGCTATCAACTCCTTTTTTCCTATAGAAAAAGCACTTAATCCCAATTCTTTCGAGATCATCTCTTTTTTGTTCCATGTCGCGTTCGTCACGGGAACGTTCAATTGACTTTTCTACGAAGTATTTCCAATTCCCTATGAACTGCCTTATGTCATCCCGGATCCTAATTTTCGCAAGGTGATGATAAATGGAGCTGGCGATATGTGGATTATAATTGTTCTTTGTAAAACTCAATCCCAAAAGCTCCTTACTCCTTGATCTAGGATCAGAAAGAACGAGCATTCCTCTTTTTGAAAACGGTTCAAAAATCAACAACACATCACATTTGAGTTCTCGTTCAATTCGTTTGTTAGAGGTTCTAGTTCTACTCCATTTTGGACAATAGTGCTCGATCACATCATAAATAGAATTTTGAGGATCGAAATTTGGGCAAATTTCTGGAGGAATTATCCTGTCTTCAAACTTTGTTTTATCTTTAATGAAAGCATTGTGCCCAGTAGAACCGTATTTTTTAGACTTTGGTCTAACCCAATATCTTGTAGGCAGCATCCCCCAATCCGTGCGTATGGCAACTGACCAATAGCGGACGGAATAAAAAAAGTCTCGCTGATTTTTTCCCGGCTGCATTAGCAATCGAGGCATAGGCCCGCCATTTGCCTTATCACTCGCACGTAGTTTAGCTTTGACCCATGAAATCGAGCAGTCAAAAACCCAAACATGCCGTGGCTGCTTATCTTTACTCGTCACAGCCCCCTCCGATATTCACTTATCGGATGACTGCAAATTGGGCTTTAATGGAAAAAAAATGCAAACTGATATCTAAATCAGCAGCCTATAACCTATCATGCTGTGTCCAAAACGGCTAAATGAGTTCAATGATGCAACTCATTACTCAAAGTCAGAATTAAGCGCTCTCCAAACAAAAAATTGTAAATATGCCTTCTATCGTTATCGGATTGGTAGGTTACGTTTCAGTGTTGCAGCAGAGATTCCCCAAACTCACCGGATCAGGCACAATATAATAAGCACAAATTCCTATCTACCCATGCAGCAAGCCGGAAACCCAATCCGGGAAGAGGTTACTTTGACCGTGGCACACAATACTATTTTTCAATCATCGACAACGTACGAGTTGATTGAGCCACTCGAAAAATCTTTTCCACCAAATAAACAGCAGGCTTTTCATCGCTATCTCCATCCATATTTTACAAAGATGGCTCACAACGTTATACAAAAT